AGCAGCGAATAAAACAATCGCACCATTATCTTTAATAATTCGCTCGTACTGTTCCCAAAGTGGCTCAAACGGAATAACGGCATCCCAGCTGCAGCAAGTGGTACCGTATGGCAAATCGCAAAGGATCATATCCACAGTACCCGTTTCAATTTCCTTCATGCGCTCGAGGCAATCGCCTAACATAAGATTATGTTTCACGCTGCACCTCTCTCTTCCACTGGAAATGACATGCCTACGAAACGACAAATATCTAAGCGATCCTGAACCTTTACAGATCCGCGCTTCCCGTGACGGTTTTTAGCAATGATTAATTCAGTTACACCTGTAGGTGCATTTGTCTCTTTTTCGAGTAATGGGTGGACCATGATAATTTGGTCTGCATCCTGTTCAATTTGACCTGAGTCTTTAAGGTCGCTTGCAACAGGTTTATGTCCTTCTGCTGCTCGGTTGAGTTGAGCTAATGCAATTACTGGACAATCGAACTCTTTAGCCATAGCTTTTAAATCACGGCTAATTGATGCAACTTCCTGAACACGGTCTTTTTTAGATGGGTCACGAATTAAGCCCAAGTAGTCCACAATGATGCAGCCTAAAGCCTTATATTTGCGTTTTGCTTTACGCGCATAGCTTTGGATTTCAGAAATTGTTGGCTTCTGCTTCTCTTCAATAAAAATTGGAAGGTTGCGGAACTGAGCTATCGTGCCAGTAAGCTTTTCAAACATCCCGTCATAAATTTCCCCGTTGTGAAGATTGTTATATGGGATTGCACCTAATGCCGAGATCATACGGTTGGTTAGGGTTGGTGTATCCATCTCAGCGGAGATAAACAGCACTGGCATATTGAAACGCTTTGCAGTCTGCATTGCACACATCTGAGCAAGAGTAGATTTACCGCTGCCCGGACGACCACCAATTACGCAAAAATGCCCTTTTTCAATTGTTCCCAAGAGATTATCTAGATGCGGAATATTGAACTGAACACCTATGAAGCCCTTTTGCTCTTTTTGAGCAATTTTCTTCTCGAATCGTTCAAGTGTTTTCTCTAGAGCTTGATTAAAATCAAAACCTGTTTGCTTTTGCTCAATCGAATTACTAGAAGAACTAAATAAATTCTCAGCAGCTAAGTAAACATCAGTAATGGTCAAATCTTTAGCGCACTCTGCAATCGAGAGACCAATATTTTCAACTTCACGATGCTGCTTAAGTTTATTCAACTCAGCAACAAAATATTCAAGATGGTGGACACTACCAACCGCACTGTTAAGTTCAATTAAATACTCTTCTCCACCAATATCGTTGAGAAGGTTACGTTCTTGTAGATGCTTGCAAACAAATACTGAGTCATATGGCATATCAGCATTAGCAAGCTCAACAATCGCCTTGTAAATAATCTTGTGACGACCTGCATAAAAATGCTCTTCAGAAAGATCATTTGCGACAACTTCCAAAGAATGGCTCACTGTCATCAAGGCGACTAGCACACTCTGCTCAATTGTCATATTTTGAATGTTTGTACTCATTACCAATCTCCATATTGCAATTGGGCATTAGAGAAATCAGGAGCTACCACAGGGCTGTTGACCTGAAACCAAAATTCGTTCTCCCATTGTTTTTGGTTTAGCCAAACGCTAGGTGATGGAATGAACTCACCATTCTGCTTTGTCCAAGAGACATCAGATTTTTGTTTTTCAAGAATTGAAAGAAGTGTTTCAATCGCAAAACATCCTTCATGCTTTGTGAAAGTTTTATAGGTGCCAGACTTGTCTGATTTACGTTTACAAGTTGGATATGCAGACCAGAACTTCTCAAAATCTTCTGAGAATTTTTTAGAGTCTTTTTTAACTGCACCACTTGTTCTTTTGATAGTTTCTTTTGATAGTTTCTTTTGTGTGTTAAAATTTTTAACTAGTAGCAGTAAAGATTTTTTACTAGCTTGGTTAAAATTTTTAACTAGTAAAGATTTTTTACTTGGGAAATTTAGTAGCAAACCATCAATAGAAAATGCTAAATTCAACTCATATTCATTGCCAAATTTTGTACACTTTGTTTTCTTAATTAAGCGAAGCTTAACAAGCTCTTCAATCGCCTTGACAACTGTTGGACGGCTCTTACCTGTGATTTTTTCAAATTGACTGATTGAAATAGCATCACGTGATTGATCCCATCCTTTAGTTTTGCGGATGAGAACAACGTACATTTTGAATGCAGAATCACTTAACTTAGCTGCAAGCTCATCAACAACAACATTTGGAACTTGTGTGAAGTTCGGCGCAATAACCTTACTCATACCAAACTCCTTTTAAATTCTTCATAAGCTTCGTTGATTTCTTCAATGAAGAACTCATCACTTGAAGCATCATAGAGCCTTTGAAGATCACCATATTGGCGCACATACTTTGCCCCTTCGTAAACTCCATGCTCATACTCCTTCATGAACCTCAAAGCTGTTTGATTCATAAAAATGACGCTCCAATTTGCTTTTAGCCTCTGCCACAGCAATAGAGTTTTTTAAAGTTCGCTCTGTTGCATAAGCCTCAACCGCTTTTTGAAACAAACTAATCTTCCGATTTAGTTCAATGTCTGCTAATATTTGATAGTTCATTTGGTCCTTCTCCGATTGAACACTAAGCCTGATCCACGAAATCAGGCTTTTTCTTTATATCCAAGCTCAAAACACATGCCGAAATCTTCAATGTCATCTTGAAAAAGATCGTCAATTGTTTGTTTGCTTTCCATCCACGCTTTTGACATCACAAAAAGCGCATTTAGTTTTTCCTCGCTAATCATTCGATATTTCTTGAGTACAGTTTTGAATCCAAGAACATCCAATAGCACTAAACAGTTCTCAAGCTCAGTCAAGCCATTGGATTTTCTATCATTTTTCATTCGTGATAATGTGCTTGGATCAATCCCCAACTGTTCAGCAACCTGACTTTGATTGCTTGATGCAAGGGCTTGCAAAACTCTAGAAACTTCATTTCTAGCCCTTGCACTCAATTCGGTTGATACTTTGCTCATGGTTTAGTTCCTAAGCGGTTAATTGTTCTGAACAATATTCCTTCCATAAATTTTCTAGTTTTCTTCCTAGATCATATGAAAGGCGTTTCCCACATAACCCGCGCTCTAAATCACTAACGTAATTCTGTGAGCACCCGATTTCTGCGGCTATAAATGTCTGAGTAAGACCCTTTTCCCTTAACTCAGAGATCATCTTCTGCCATTGATTCATGGGCGGTCTCCGATAATTTTTATTAAATATATAGGTTTTCCGATATTTATTCAATAGCCAAACCGATTGAAATATGTATCAGAATTCCGATAGAAGTAACAATGGACAAATTTATGGCTACTTTGGGCGAAAACTTAAAAGCAATTCGCAAAGCTAAGAAAATGACTCAAAAAGAACTGGCTATGAAGTCAGGTGTCAAACAATCTGTAATTTCTGATCTCGAAACAGGGAATGCCAAATCGACAGGCTCTATACTTGAGTTGGCTACCGCACTTGGTGTTACCGCAGAAGAGTTAAAAAAAGGCATTGTCAGTAAGTTTGATAATAACGTTGAGCCTATAACTAAAAAGCTAATTCCCGTTCTTTCTTGGGTGCAGGCAGGAACAATGACATCAGTAGAAGCTATCGATCCTAATAAAATAAATGAATGGTTGCCACCCCTTAGTGCAGATGATCCAGATGGATGTTTTTATTTAAGAGTTGTTGGCGTAAGTAATTCCCCAAAATATGAAGAAGGTGACTATATTTTAGTTAATCCAAACTATCAGGTTTGTGATTTACTTCCTGATGATCTAATTGTTGTTCGAAATAATACAGATGCAACCTTTAAAAAGCTTGTAATTGAAAGCGATCAGCGCAAATACCTGCAAGCCCTAAATCCTAACTTTCACCCGAATATTATTGAATTTGAAGATGGTATGGAACTGGTAGGCTTGGTTATTGATGCATTTAGACCATTAGGGGGTTCACGCCCAAAGCGTGTTAGAAAAAGTTAAATTAAGGTTTTAGGTGATACATGGACAATTCAAAACTACCAATCAACCAAATCATTGCCCGTATCAATGATGCTGCGAAACATGGTGAAGCTTTGGTGCTAACAGCCGAAGAAGTGAAGATTCTTTCTAAAGATATTGGCGACAAAGTCTTTATTCCTGTGCTTACTAATGAGCAGGTCGTGCAGTTGGTAAAAGAAGGAAAGCTTGGGCAGAAGATTAAATAATAAAAAAAGACCGATAGTAAGTCGGTCTTTCCACCCAAGCTTAGGAAGGTCTTGGATTGACTAATGTTGGCAGCATTAGCCTTTGCGCCCACCAATATCACAAGATAATTGATAAGTTGAGAATAACATATGTTTGGAGAATTAGTAAAAAAGATTAAGACTTGGTACAAAGGAGATCCAGGCCTAATTGACAGCAACCCTGCTACTGGCATTGATACAATTATAAGGGAGCCTTATAGAAGTCCTGTTGCTAGGTTTTTGAGTTATTTTATTGAGCCATTCATTGCCCTATTGATACTAATTAAGCAAGAATGGAAGTACTTTTTAACTACTTTTTTAACATTGATTACAGTGCTTATTGCTGTTCTTTCTTACATTGACAAGATGAAAGTTTGTTAATTAATGCAACAATAAATACTAAAAAAAATACCAGAGATAGGGCGCCAAAAAAGAACCCAAGATAAGTATGTCTACCTAAAGTGAAAATAGAAAATGATAATGCACCGCAACTAGAGAACATATTTAAGCAGAAATAAAGGTTTTCTTTGCTCATCTCAATAAACTCCAAATAACCCACCACCCCGTGTGGGTTTTCTTTTGTCTATTAAAACACAAAAAATCGGAATTTCTATAAAAATATCGGATTCCCTATTGACTAATAATATCGGAAATGCGATATTTATCTCATCAACAAACAAAAACCGCCATAGGGGTCAGAGTCTAGGCGGTTTGCATCTAATGCGGAGATAAGTATGAATCAAAGAATTGAAAAGTACAAGTTTAGCCAAGCCTTTAGGGATGGCTCGAAAGCATTCGTAGCTTTCTGGATTATCACCTTCATTGCATTTGCATTCTTAAAAGGCTGTGCCGACGAGCAACACGTCAACGAACTCAAAGCAAAGCAGAACATGTATGTGCGTGTGCAAGTGGAAGGAGATAACTAATGGATACAAAATCAGTTGCAACCGTTTCAGTTGTGGTAATTGAAGCCCTAATGATGCTTGTTGAACATGAAGGCATAGAGCTTCCAAGCATCTCATTGAAGCTTAAATCTGAAGATGGTTCAAGAATTAGTTATGAAGTTGATTTCTCACACTTAGTTGAACAAACCCTTAAAGGACTTAAAGAGCTTAGTGAGGGTGAGCAAGACAAGGAGCCCTCTCATGGATAACTACATAGCACTAGCTAGTTTCATTGGGTTCTTCAACCTCATCTTGGCGGTTCACTGGGGGATTATCTAATGAATATGTTAGTTAACAAGCCAGAGTTGCTGTGCCCTTCTTTCCCGATGCTTCAAGTGTCTGGTGAGTTTGAAGTTAAAGACAATACAGTTTCATTTGAACTGGAAAGCGGCTGTGCAACTTTGAAATGCAAGATGGTTGCCGATGTTACTAAACAAGTTCGTGTGGTTGGTTCTCTTATGAATCCAGAGGACAGTAAGGATCAATTTTACGATCAACTAGTAGTAGATGACCGCACACATGTTGAAGTTGTTGGTACTGAATATGTAGAGACTCCAATCGGCCTTCTATTTCAACTCACATCAACACAAGTGGCTGACTTAAACGAGCAGCTTAAATACTACGCCGAAGAATTGGCAGATGAAGAAGCGGGAGTGGTGTGATGGGAACTAAATACGATTGGTCAACCATTCCAGTAGAAGCCAATTGGGCTGCAACTGATGCAAATGGGTTGACTTGTTGCTACACCACTAAACCTTTTATGTGGGGCAATGAGTGGTTAGTTAAGGAACTTGATGAAGTTGTTCTTTGTTATAGATCTGAGCCTAAAGAAGACTGGAAAGACTCACTCGAACAACGACCAGTAGAAAATAATTAGGAGAAGATTATGAATGCGCCAGTAAATACACAAGTTAATGAATTACAAGTATTAGAACAAAACGTAATTGTAGCGGCTTTCGCTAAACGTGGTGGTACAGATGAATTGTATGAACGCATTGCTCAAGAAGTTCGTTCTCATGTGCCTGATGTGAGCACTAAAAAAGGCCGTGATGCAATTGGTTCACTTGCTTTGAAAATTAGTAAGTCAAAAACACTTATTGAGAAATGTGGCAAAGAATTAGTAGCTGAACAAAAAGCTCAAATCAAAGTGATTGATGATGATCGAATCTCAATTGTTAAGAAGTTTGATTTATTGCGTGATGAGATTTTGGCACCACGTGATGCTTGGGAACAAGCAGAAGAAGACCGTGTTGCTAAACATACTGGGGCTATTCGAGCTATTCGAAGCCTTTATGATGAAAACACCGTCAACCAAGAAGCTCATGTGATCAAAGGCTATGTTTTTGATATAGAGAAGCTTGAGATTGACTCGACTTTTGAAGAGTTTGAGCAAGAAGCCAAACTTGCAAAGCTTGAAACATTAGAGAAGTTACGCACTGCCCTTACTACACGTGAAAAATATGAAGCCGAGCAGGCTGAATTAGAACGTCTTCGCCAAGAAGAAATACTGCGTCAACAAAAAGAACGTGACGAAGCGATTGCACATGAAGCAGCTGAAAGAGCCCGTCTAGAAGCTGAGCGTAAAGCTAAAGAAGAAGCCGAACGTGTAGAACGTGAAAAGCAAGAAGCTATTGCTAAAGCAGAGCGTGAAAAACGCGAAGCTGCTGAACGTGAAGCCCGTTTAGTTGCTGAAAAAGAAGCTGCTGAATTACGTGCACAACATGCAGCAGAAGCAGAACGTAAACGTATTGAAGCTGAGCAAGCCGCAAAGCTAGAGGCCGAACGCCAAGCAGAAGAAGCGCGCCAAGCTAACCAAGCACACCGTAAAAAAATCTGTAATGAAGCACTTAAAGGTTTATTGGCTTTGGGTATTGATGAAGCAAAAAGCAAAGAGATTTTGCAGGCAATCAATAAAGGCCTAGTTCCACACGTATCTATTAAGTTTTGAGGATTAGAAGATGAGTAATATTGTTTTGTCGCAAGTTAGCAAGATTGCATCAGCTTTTAATATGCAAGATGTTGATCCTGCTGAGTTAGCAAATACTCTTGTTAATACAGTATTTAAGAAAGCAACAAATGATGAATTTCTCTCTCTATTAATTGTTGCAAACCAGTACAAGCTAAACCCTTTTACAAAAGAAATTTATGCATTCCCTGCCAAAGGTGGGGGCATCACACCAGTTGTTGGTATTGATGGGTGGGCGCGCATTATTAATGACAATCCTGTATGTGATGGTATCCAGTTTGAACAAGACGACGAGTCATGCACATGCAAGATTTTCCGTAAAGACCGTAACCACCCTACTGTTGTAACTGAATACTTGTCTGAATGTCAGGGTAATTCAGAACCTTGGAAAAAATACCCAAAACGGATGCTACGTCATAAGGCTTTAATTCAATGTGCCCGTGTTGCTTTTGGATTCTCAGGTATTTATGACGAAGACGAAGCTCGTCGTATTGATGATTGTCATATCCCTACCGTTCAGACCGTTAGTTCAGATCTTCCTCAAGGTTATGAAGCTTATGAGCAGCAACATTTAGACAACATGCGCGCTTTGGCCATGGAAGGTACAGAAGCTTTGCAAACTGGCTACGCTGAATTACCGCAAGGTGACTGCAAAAAATACTTCTGGACTAAACATAGTGCGTCATTGAAAGAAGCAGCACAACATGCTGATCAACCACAAGGGCAAGTGTATGAACATTCTCCAGCGTAGTGAAGATTGGCATTCAGAACGCTGTGGCAAAGTCACAGCAAGCCGAGTAAAGGATTTAAATGCAAAGCCTAATAAAGGCAAAGCTTTAAATGCATTGGGTTTAACTATTCTAGCTGAGCGCCTAACTGGCGTTCAGAAAGAAATCTTCACTAACCAAGCTATGCAATGGGGTATCGACAACGAGCCTCATGCAATAGCAGCTTATGAAAATGAAACGGGTAACTTTGTAGTCGGAACGGGTTTAATTGATCACCCTTTCATTGAAATGTTCGGAGCTTCACCGGATGGGCTTGTAGGTGATAACGGGCAAATCGAAGTTAAATGCCCAGACACTACAACGCATTTGAACACCCTGCTGACTAAGCAAGTACCAGAGGAATACATTCCTCAAATCACTAGTCAGTTGGCTTGTACTCGTCGTGAATGGTGTGACTTTGTGAGCTATGACCCACGTCTGCCAGAAGATCTACAGATCATCATTATTCGTGTCTATGCCGAAGACTTGGCGATAGAAGCATTAGAGCAAGATGTTCGCAAGTTCAACCAAGCTATAGATGACGCAATTAAAACATTGAAGGTGGCAGCATGAACGACTGGCAAATTTTAAGAAGTCGGTATGGCAGCAACCGAAGTTATAAAAACCGTATGGCTCTTAGCACATTCGAACTAGAGCACTTTAAAGAATGGCTAGTAGATCAAGGCGCAGACGTCTACAGCAAGACCGAACAAAACGAACTTTTGAGATTTAGATTAAACGGCCAATTAGGTATTTGGTATGAATCAGGTTCTGGAAACCTACTAATGCATGATTTGGCAGATAAGTATATGGAGACGGCAGCATGAAACAAATCGAATTAAACACAATTAGCGGTACTTCTGACCAGATCGCAGAAGAGATTTTTAAGAAAATTATTGGGCCTATGGTTGATGAAATGAATAGCCAAGATAAAGACTCAGCAAAGGTTTTCACATTCTCAGTAATGTGGCTTGGTATGGCTCTATATGCTGCTCAATTTGAACCGCACAATGCCAAGAAAACAATTCAATTTAGTGTTGATCAGTTCATGGCAACGTTTGACAAATTCAGCAAAAGACCGAGCTAAGGAGCAGCAGCATGACAGATTTGAATAAAGAAGGCAAAGTCAATCTAAGCTTTGAGCAAGACAATGGTGCTGTTTGGGTATTTGCAGGTGATAGTCAATTTGGTACTGAAATTAGCCATTTGATGATGATGCACGTAGATGAATATAGCGAAAATGAATTACGTGTTATTTGCCAACATGCGGCTTGTGAAATTGACAGGCTTAGAGCAGAGCTAGAAAAAGCCAAAGCTCAGACGATACCAGAGGGTTATGTTGTTGTGCCAAAGCAGCCAACACCTAAGATGATTGATGCTACTTGGGATTTTGACGATGAAATTATTGAGATGAGTAGCAATACTCGCAATGAATTTATCTGGAAGAAAATGGTAGAAGCAAGCGAATCGGGAGCTGAACAATGAGCATAACTCTTAATGGTCACCAATTAAAAAGCCTTCTCGAATTTGTAAATCCAGATGGTGAAAATGATTTAGATCAACTTGAAACTGAACTAACTATTAAATTTTTTGAAGATGGGCACAGTGGCAAAGGCTATTACTTTTGGATGACAGAATATCCAGAGGAAGGCAGCATGTTGTTGGATGTTGAATCGGGAGCTGAGGGATGAGTGAATTTAACTTTGAGCAACTTTATCTAATGGCTCTCATGAATAGTAAAAAGCCAAAGTACGTTTTGAATTGGGTTCATGTATCCAGACATGGGCCAGGTGCGACAAAAGCTACAGAAATTTGTGAATATTTTGGGATAGATCCAGAAGGTACAGATTTTGTTAAAGCGGAAAGTAAGGAGGGGTGAAATGACAGCAATTGCGAATATAGGTAGTAACTTTGTTGTAGCGTTACCACCTTCAGATATTTGGCTAAATGATTCTCAAGCTGCTGAGTTCTTGGGATATCGAGATGTACACTTTAAGGCAGCGGTTTGCTGCCTACCAACCTTCCCTAAACCGCGCTATGTTATTAAGTGCGGTCAAGGAAGACGCTGGAACTTGGCAGAGCTATCAAACTGGTTGAATGAACAATCGGATGATGAGCCAAAAAAAGGAAGACCACGCAAACGGGGCTAATCTAGCCTCGTTGCAATTTCGCTTGCAGTAGCATTGTAATAGACCATCAAGCTTCTTAAGTCTTTATGCCCAATCATACGGGCCAAGTCTAAAACTTCTAATTTCCTTGCAAGGCGTGTACAAGCTTCATGGCGTGTGTCATGAAAGTGCAAGTCAGTGATTTGACATCTATCTCTCAATTTACGCCAAAGCGTATCAAAGCTTTGGGAAGTACAAGTAAAGACCTGCTTTTTATCAAGACCTTTTAATAAAGTAAGCAACTCAACTGCACGCTTAGATAGTGGTACATTTCGCTTAGTACCATTCTTTGTTTCAGTTAAAACTAGGTATCTATCTTTTAAATAAACACGATCCCAAGTTAAACCAACAATCTCACCAGCGCGCATAGCTGTCTCAATCGCAAAGAGAAAGGCAATAATAATTTGCTGCGTAGAGTTTACCGGGACATTGTTATCCCAATTTGCTGCAAGACATAATCTATCAATTTCATCTTGAGCAATTCGTCTATCCCGGTGCTTTGATGGAGGCGGCAAAGTTAAGTCAGCCATTGGAGACTCTTTAATCCACTTCCATTCTTTCCGGGCTACAGTAAATAAAGAAGCTAAAATATTTGCTTCACGTCTGACTGTAGCGCCCTGCACTTCTTTTAACCGGGAGTCACGCCATTGCACTAAATCGTCAGTTGTGACTTTGGCTAATTGTTTTTGGCATAGCTTTTTATACTCACGTTTAAAGAAAGCCATTCGCTTTACTTCATTCTCATGAGTTTTCTTCTTTATACTTACTTCATTAAGATAGCGTTCAATTGCTTCTAAAAATGAATGGTCCGGAAGTTTTCCATGTGACTGTTCGCGTAATTGAGTCTCACGTTTTGAGGCCCAAGCCCTAGCCTGTGCTTTTGTATCAAAGGTTGCACTTTCGCGAATTCCGTTTACACTTATCTCGGCTCGCCCTGTGTCGTTGCGTTGTCTAAATGAAGCCATAATTTTTGTGGCGTAATCTTGGCGTAATTGTGATAACCGAAATAATAGGAAAAAATAAGAAATAATAGAAGTACAGATTATTGGCTAATTTGGCATTTGTTTGTTTTGTATGAAATAATAAGAAAAGATAAAAAAACCTAAGAAGTTGTTATTTTTAGTCAAGTGCCCGCCGGGCGCACCAATTTATATATAATAACTTCATAAATTTATCTCAATTTCATAAAATTCCGACTATTTTACTTGGTTTATTAATCATTATCGCTCAAAATATACCCCTCTTTCATAATGTGAGAATTTCATGACTGATGCTTTGGTTTTAAGAGATTTGTCCAAAACATATCGTAATGGTTTTCAGGCGTTAAAAGGTATTAACCTCACTGTGCCTGAAGGTGAATTTTATGCGTTGTTAGGCCCAAATGGTGCCGGCAAATCAACAACCATTGGTATTATCAGCTCCCTCACGAAAAAAACTTCAGGAACTGTTGAGATTTTTGGACATAATCTCGATACTCATCCATCGTTGGCAAAACAGCAGCTTGGCGTTGTCCCTCAGGAATTTAACTTCGGGCAATTTGAAAAAGCATTCGATATTTTAGTTACCCAGGCTGGTTATTACGGTATTCATAAAAAGATTGCCGAGAAACGAGCGGAACATTATTTAGAAAAACTTGGCTTGTGGGAAAAACGCAATATACAAGCGCGTATGCTGTCTGGTGGTATGAAACGCCGACTAATGATCGCCCGCGCCATGATGCATGAACCTAAACTTCTTATTCTAGATGAGCCTACTGCGGGTGTAGATATTGAATTACGCCGTTCTATGTGGGATTTTCTGACCGAAATGAACGAAAACGGTACTTCTATTATTTTAACGACACATTATCTCGAAGAAGCAGAAATGTTGTGTCGTCAAATTGCCATCATTGACCGTGGTGTCATTAAAGAAGATACCAGCATGAAAAATTTCCTAAACCAGCTGAGTGAAGAGTCTTTTATTTTTGATTTAGCAGAACCAATTGCCCCACTCCAGCTCAATATTATTGGTGTGAAGTTTAACTTAATTGATAGTAGTACTTTAGAAGTAACAATGGATAAAGCACATACATTAAATGACTTATTCCAACTTTTAGAGTCACAAGGTATTCGTGTTCGTAGTATGCGTAACAAATCGAATCGTCTTGAAGAGCTATTTGTCAAAATGGTCGAGAAAAATCTTGAAGGAGCGGCAAAATGAACTTTAACCAACTGCAAATTGCCCTCTGGACTTTAGTTCGTAAAGAAGTACGCCGTTTTCTTCGCATTTGGCCACAAACTTTATTACCACCTGCGATTACCATGAGCTTGTATTTTGTCATTTTTGGTAATTTGGTTGGCTCACGTATTGGGCAAATGGGCGGCGTGAGCTACATGCAGTTTATTGTACCTGGCTTAATCATGATGGCTGTTATTACAAACAGCTATGCTAACGTGTCTTCTAGTTTCTTCAGTGTTAAATTTCAAAAGAGTATTGAAGAACTCATCATGAGTCCCGTGCCCTTACATATTATTTTATGGGGCTACGTGATTGGTGGTATTTGTCGTGGTGTTTTAGTTGGTGCCATTGTTACTGCGATGAGCATGTTCTTTACCCATCTTTTTATACATAACTGGTTCGTAACTATATATACAGTATTAATTACATCCGTTTTATTTTCCTTAGGCGGCTTTATTAATGCAGTCTATGCAAAATCATTTGATGATATTTCTATTATTCCAACCTTTGTACTTACTCCACTCACCTATTTAGGTGGTGTGTTTTATGCCATTAGTGCACTTGGTCCTTTTTGGCAAAAACTTTCTTTAATTAATCCTATTGTGTATATGGTAAATGCTTTCCGTTTCGGCATTTTAGGTCATAGTGACGTGAACGTTACGTTCTCTTTAATCATTGTGACATTATGTTGTGTTGTACTTTATGGAATTGCCTACTATTTACTTGCTCGTGGTTCAGGAATGCGTGAATGAGTGTCGAACAGTCTTTATTGGGTAAAGAAACCCAATATCCAACTAGCTATCAACCCGATGTGTTATTTCCAATTGCACGTGCTCAATCTCGTGAAAACTATTCACATATTGAAGGTATTAACCAAGGTAAAGATTGGTGGCATGTTTTTGAAATATCTTGGTTAAACTCGCATGGTATTCCACAGGTTGCGATTGGCAGAATTACCCTGCCTGCTTCTTCACCAAATTTGATTGAATCAAAGTCATTAAAGCTATACTTCAATAGTCTTAACTTCACTCAGTTTGGCTCTAAAGAGTTATTTATTGAAACGGTTGAAAAAGATCTATCGTCTGCAGCTGGTGCAAAAGTTGAGCTAACGCTATTTCAAGTAGATGAACTTGATATTTCTAAACCACAAGGCATTTGTATTGATGATCTAACACCTGAACGTTTAGAACAACATCCCGATGCATCACTTTTAAAATTGGATGAGTCTGGTGAAGAAGTCGAAATTGAACTGTATTCTCATCTTTTGAGAAGTAACTGCCCAGTCACGGGACAGCCAGATTGGGGTACAGTTTTTATCCGTTTTAAGGGCAAAAAACCTTGTTATCGTAGTCTTTTAGCTTATATTATCTCGTACCGTCAGCATAACGGTTTCCACGAACAGTGTGTTGAGCAAATCTTTGCAGATATTTGGCAAAATTTGCGACCTGAAAAGCTGATGGTTTATGCAACTTATACTCGCCGCGGTGGACTTGATATCAATCCTTGCCGAGTATCGGATCTATCATGGATGCCAAAACCGATTCGATTGGCACGACAATAAAACGAATAATTTGAGGATACACCATGCCGTTTTTTGGTTTTACCCCTTCTGAAGGCTTATTGAACGATATACAGACTGGAATTGCGAATAAGAATTCCAGTGAACCGTTATATCCACTTCGAGACAAAATTGCTTTACAACTTAATGAGGAAATTATTGAAAATGTACTGACTCAGTTAGTACAACATTTCCCAGCGAGTGAAAAAAGAGATACTGCCGAAAAACTAGCTGGTTATGTCAAATCAACAGTTGCTGTGCTTTTAAAGCAATTACTGAGTAAAGCACCAAACGATGTTGTTAAACAATCTGTGGAGTTTTCAGAGAAAAGCTTATTTAAAGACCCACAAGGTCAATATAAAGTTGGTGTAGCTTTAGATGCTGGTTTAGTGACTAATTTGAAGCATAATTTTGCCGAGCTTCAAGCAGGTAATGACATTAATAAAGCAGCCTTAGCAGAACTATATAAACAGTTTGGTGATGCTATGGTTAGACACTTTATGTCTGATTTTAATAAAACATTAGATTTAGGCATGATTAAGCGCAAAGCAGCCGATATTGGCGCAGCAGCTGTAACAAAAGCAGTCCATATTGCGATCGATAAACTTATTCCAAGTTTAAATCGCACTGAACTAAAAGCGATGGCTGAATATCACGATAGTTTATTCTTTAACTAACAGAAAATAGACCATCGGAAACCTGGCGAGAGCCAGGTTTTTTTATTGCAAAATATTGATATACATTGCCATTAATCAGGTTTATGTTAGCATGCGCCAAGCACTGATTGACCTAGTTAAAGCCGCATGTCTCCTAGTCCACAATATAAATTTTTACGCCAAGCTCCTCGAGATGGTCTTAGTACTGCCATGCAACCATCGCGCTGGCAGCAACTTCATATTGACCCGTGGTTATGCCTATTTTTATTTCTAAATGCCCTATTAGGTTTAACGGTACTATATAGTGCATCTGCACAAGATGTAGGCTTAGTCAGTAAACAAGCCATGAGTTTTGGTATTGGCTTTTTAGTCATGATTAGTCTGGCTCAAATTCCCCCTAAGGTTTATCAAGCTTTTTCACCTTACTTTTATTTATTTGCACTATTTTCCTTAATTGGAGTTATGGTCTTTGGTGAAGTCCGCATGGGGGCTAAACGCTGGATCGATATTCCCGGTTTCGGGAGCGTGCAACCCAGTGAGTTCATGAAAATTGGCATGCCAATGATGATTTCATGGTTTTTAGCACGCAAACCACTTCCTCCAAGCTTTTCTCAAGTTGTTTTATCATTAATGTTAATTGGTGTTCCTTTCTTACTGATTGCAGAACAACCTGACTTAGGAACATCCCTACTCGTATTAGCAAGTGGTATTTTCGTACTATTTTTAAGTGGGTTATCTTGGCGCATGATCGGTGCCGCAGCAGCTTGTGCAGCTATTGTTATTCCAATTGCCTGGGAATTTCTTTTACACGACTATCAGCGTCAACGGGTTCTAACGCTACTTGACCCAGAAGCAGATGCATTAGGAACAGGATGGAATATTATTCAGTCCAAAACAGCTATTGGTTCTGGTGGTTTCTCAGGTAAAGGCTTTCTTGAAGGTACACAATCACATTTACACTTTTTACCCGAAGGCCATACTGACTTTATTATTGCGGCTTATTCCGAAGAATTTGGCCTAATTGGCGTACTTATATTAGTTATTCTTTATTCAGCTATTATTTTTAGAACATTTCAGATTGGTTTACAGAGCTTTCATAACTACGGTCGTTTAGTTGCTGGTGCCTTTGGTTTGTCTTTTTTTGTTTATGTATTTGTAAACGCAGGAATGGTCAGTGGTATTTTACCTGTAGTGGGTGTTCCTTTACCTTTTATGAGTTATGGCGGTACCGCTATTATTACTTTAATGGCCACTTTTGGTTTAGTCATGTCTATTCATACACATCGATAATTTGGAATTTTAAAAAGATATGTTGTCTCAATTTATTAATAAAACTTTAAAAGCGCTTGCCTTGTGTACCGGCCTAGTGAGCACAAGTCATTTTGCTCAAGCCAATGATTTTGTAAATGATCCTAATTATTTAAATTTTAAACAAAAAGCCATGAATACTTATGGTTTAAGTAGTGTACAAGTAGATGCCGCGATGAGCGGTGCAAAAAATTTACCAAACATTATAAATATTATGACTCGTCCAGGAGAAAGTAAGCCTTGGTACGATTATCGCTCTATGTTTTTAGTTGAAGGTACTATTCAACGTGGTGTCCGGTTTAAAAATCAATATGCAGATGCGCTTAACCGAGCTGAACAGCAATTTGGTGTCTCTCAAGCTGTTATTTTGGGTATTTTAGGTGTTGAGACTGGATATGGGGCAAATAAAGGTTCTTTTATTACTCGTGACGCACTTGCAACATTAGCATTTGGTTACCCTCGCCGCGCTGATTATTTTAGTGATGAGTTAGCTGCTCTGATTGCATGGACTTACAAAGAAGGCTATCCAACCAATAGTATTGTTGGCTCTTATGCTGGAGCAATTGGCTATCCACAGTTTATGCCAAGTAATATCAGTAAGTATGGAGTAGATTTTGATGGTAATGGTCATATCGATCTTCGTAACTCTGCGGAAGATGCGATTGGTTCAATTGCAAATTACCTAGCAAAGCAAGGTTGGCAACGTGATCAGCCAATTGGTTTTATGGCTCGTTATGTAGGCTCAAATCCAGAAAGTATTATTGCTAAAGATCTCACTCAACCTACTCCGTATGGTGTGCTCAAAAATCAGGGAATTTCTCCATTAAACCCATTAGTTAAAATTGATGACTTAGATATGGTAAATGTTATTCAATTACAAGACTATAACGGTCCAATTTACTATTTAACCTATCCAAATTTTCAGGTAATTACGACCTATAACAAAAGTCGAATGTATGCGACTGCTGTATGGTTATTAGGCACAGAGGTAGCTAGCCGATAGGCTAGCTTTTTGATGAGTTTATGTAAAAGTCAATAAATATTTTTGTTAAATCGATCACAATACATACATTTTAAATACCTTGTTACATATTTGGTTATTTTTTAACCTAAAACTGTAAGTTTTTGCCCTTTTTGTAACTATTTCTCGTTAAAGACTAGACACTCTCCGTAAGCGATGAATATTATCCACCCCAATCAAGCAATTGCAAAAGTGAATAATTAGGCATGTTCACTTCAATTTTTAGCCTGTTGGCTAAAAGAAAAAGAGCATGTTCTCAGGAGTTTATATAAATGCAGTTATCGCTGAAATACATTCTTGCACTGACGGCTAGTTTAAGCATGGCCCCACTGCACGCTGAAATGATGCAATCATCATCATTAAACAGTGATGTAGATGGTCCAAATGCTAATTTAGCTGCACGTGTATTGAGTAAAGATACTCAAAGCTTTAATTCTCGTTTTTCTAACATTAACAGTCTTTCAATCACTGAACGTTCTGGCGATCAAATTCGTCGTCAGGCTATCGCAGCTAAAATTGAAATCCCTGAAGATGAGCCTTCAGTGATTGAAAAACTTAACACAGTAGCTTCAAATACTGTTCGTAAGTTTAGCCAAACTGGTATGGCATCTTGGTATGGTCGTCAATTTCATGGCCGTAAAACTGCAAGTGGTGAAACATTCGATATGAATGCACTTACTGCTGCTCACCGTAGTCTGCCATTGAACTGTTATATCCGTGTTACAAATAAAGACAATGGTAAAAGTGTGGTAGTAAAAGTAAACGACCGTGGTCCATTCCATGCAAATCGTGTACTTGATTTATCATACGGTGCTGCAAAACGTCTTGGTATTACCAATGCTGGTACTGCAAAAGTAAGTATTGAACGTGTAGACGGTCCTACTTCATAAGCGATTACTCCTAGAGTTCATGGAAAAGCCACAAATTAATTTGTGGCTTTTTAATTTTTAGAGGCTTTGTTGCACAAAGCTATTCTTGAAGGCTTCTTCAGTAATATAATTTCCAGATGAAGAAGCCTACACCTAAAATCTATCGTACAACCAATTGGTCCTCGTATAACCAAGCTTTAATCAAGCGAGGAAATATTTCAATCTGGTTTGATCCTAAGACGCAATGGTATGCACAACCACAAGGCAAGCAAGGACGAAATCAAACTTATTCCGATACAGCGATTCAATGCTGTTTAATGATCAAATCTCTATTCCGTCTTTCTTTACGTATGGTTACTGGCTTTGTTCAAAGCCTGATTAAACTCTGTGGCTTGAATTGGACAGCACCAGATTACTCCTCCCTTTGTAGACGACAAAAGCATATTGATATTGCTATAAGCTATCAGAAAAGTCATGATGGGTTACACCTACTTGTCGACTCTACGGGTTTAAAGTTTTTAGGTGAAGGCGAATGGAAGCGTAAAAAACATCAGCCTGAATACCGTCGGCAATGGCGTAAACTGCATATTGGTATAGATGCTGAAACACTGCAAATACGTGCCGTTCAGCTTACTACAAATAATGTCAGTGATTCACAAGTACTAGGTGATTTACTGGATCAAATTCCACTAGATGAGCGAATAGATTCTGTCTATACCGATGGCGCGTACGACACGAAGTGCTGCAGAAAAGTGATTTCAGATCGTCAAGCACATGCAGTAATTCCACCCAGAAAGAATGCCAAGCCCTGGAAAGATTCTAAAATAAGTTCAATAGAACGAAATGAGTTACTTCAAACGGTTAAACATTTAGGCAGAACCCTATGGAAAAAATGGTCGGGTTATCACCGTCGTAGTTTGGTGGAAACCAAGATGCATTGCATCAAATTATTAGGTGATAGGCTGACGGCAAGACATTTTCAAAGTCAGGTCAATGAAATTCATGCGCGTGTGGCAGTTCTGAATAGATTTACGGAATTAGGTAGACCTCGCACCCAAGTTGTGTCTTAAATTTGAATGGATTGGGGAGAACTCAGC